TCGTGATTAACAGCCCACCATTTGGTATCGCCTGCATAGATGTAATCGCAGAACCGCGCTATACGCCATGAGTCATTGACAGCAACAGTTTTAATGCCCGACCGTCTCACCAGCTCACAATCGGATGCGGTAAGGCTTGGCCCGGATGCAATACAAAAAAGATCAATCATCGCTCGATAACCCCCAAGTTTTCAAAGGGTACAACAATGCTCGAACTACTGGCGGCAAAAGAGCCTCATTATAATCAGGTGATCCTGAACCGCGATATCCGTGCATATCGCCAATAAGTAAAAGTGTTGCCTGTTGAACCTGCGCCGGTATTTCCCTTCCGTCACTATCAGAATCACCAAAATCATCAATAACCATTTCGAGATAATCGAGAACCACACCGGACGCGGCCTGTATTTTTAATGTAATGTCATTCTCTTCGTCGGTATAGTCATCGATACGAAGGTGCGCTGCCGCCTGTGCTACTGTAACGAGCATAGCCATAATTATGACCCCTTCGCGTCTTTCCCGTGTTTAACGGCAAGCCGCCATTCTGAACCGTTGCCGGGCGACTGATTCGGGTTGTCCTTCTGAGCAATCCAGAACGATCCGCCATAGGTAACACCGTCGCCTTTTTTGTACTCTTTTCCGTCGCTGAACACGCCACAATCAATTACTATCGGCATGTCAATCACAAATTCTTTTTTACGTTCACCGGACTCGAAAACAAACTTAAGGCGCTTATCGGTAAGCTTGACGATGGAAAGATCATCGAATCCGAATCCGTCTTTTCCATCTACGCCATCACGACCGTCGCTCCCGTCTTTTCCATTTTCAGGCTGTTTTATTTTGTCGATGGACTTCTGCAGGACATCGGCCGCACGTCGTTCAAAATCAAGAGCCCACACAGCGGCGTACCGGTCAAATGCTTTCTGTAGATCGGCTTCGGTTATGTCTTTGCCGTCTCTTCCCGGTTCTCCCTTTTCTCCACGCGGACCGATTTCTCCCCGTTCTCCACTGACACCGTCTTTCCCATCAATTCCGTCTCGGCCATCTTTTCCAGCAATGCCGGGCTCCCCTCTGGCCCCATCGATTCCGTCTTTTCCAGCCACACCTGGAGCACCGTCTTTGCCGTCGACACCATTTGCTCCATCCTTCCCGTTTAATCCCGGTTCGCCCCTATCACCTTTCGGCCCGGCCTCTCCCGGTTCGCCCCTATCACCTTTCGGCCCGGCCTCTCCCGGTTCGCCCCTATCACCTTTCGGCCCGGCCTCTCCCGGTTCACCCCTATCACCTTTCGGCCCGGCCTCTCCCGGTTCACCCTTGGCTCCGTCTCTACCTGCGGCCCCATCTTTTCCATCCTTCGGAACCGGTATTTTATCGATTGCCTTTTGCAGTAGATCGGTTGCTCTTCGTTCGAAATCCAAAGCCCATACTGCAACGTTCTTTTCAAACAGCTTTTGAAGCTCTACTTCATCAATGCTTTTTCCGTCTGCTCCGCGCTCCCCGGTATCGCCTTTATCTCCCTTTTCTGCCTGCCTCGACTCCAAGGCTTTAAGACGCTGAATAATTGGCGAAAGCTCTTTTTTTAAATATCCATGCATTCCATCGATAAATTTTTCTACATCAAAACTCATTTTGTAGTGTCCTTTTCATAAGCATTTCCGTATTGATCGACAGAATATCCGCACCTTGGACAATCAACCGTTCCCATTTTTGATTCTGGTTCGTCGTTATAATTAAATTCATTTTTACAGTGCTTACATATCACTGTTTGTTCGCTAATACTTTTTTTGCTTAACAAATACAACGCCTTGTCGGTTTCGTCAGGGTCAGGTTCTGGTTCCGGTATGTTTTCCGGTGGCGGTTCTGCAGGCTTCTCGAACGGATTGTTTCTATCCCGCTCGTCCAACGCCGCAAGGCTGTAGTTTTGCTGCTGTAAATATGGCGTGTTTCCACCTTTTACCGGTCCGAGATTAAATTTTTTTCTTCCCTCATCCGGAGAATAAATACCTCCAGTAACACCTTCTACAGCGGTTTTCATCCGTAGGCTATAATCCATTCTCATAAGGTCGTCAAGATCGAATTCGGTTCCATATTTTGAAGGTAATGAAAGACCCTCATCCATCAATGATTCTACGCCCTCGATAAGCCGCTGCAAACAGTCAGAATAATATTTTCTGTCAAGGGTTTCCGATTCCTGATATGTTGGAGCCGGTCCGACGTGAACCTTGTACGGGGGGACCTTATAGACTGAACATATTTTTTCATCCGACCATTTCATCTGCTCGACAAGTGTTGATTCTTTTGCGGTAACGGCGAGAGGTTCATATTTTAATCCATCACCAAGTATAGCGAGCTTACCTGAATTGTCTCCGGTATAGTTTTCTGACCAGTGTGTTTTTATTCGTTCGGCGGTTTCATTTTTAATATGTCCCGGTGCAGTAAGTATTCCCCCAGGTTGAGAATTGTTCTGAAAAAACCGTGCCGAATTGCGCTGCATTGCAAGCCCCTGAGTAATAGCAAGGCTTGCAGCGTAAAGCGGAGGAACTCCGACCAAAGGATGAAACAGGCATTCCATCGTATCATGTATTATTTCTTTAGCCGGAATCGTAATATCACCCATTGCTCTCGATAGTGCGTCTTTTCTTACGGTGTAAAATACCTCGCCATTATCAGCAATAAGCGGTATTACTTTTGTCGGATCAAGTATATACAGGGCTATGACAATTTTTCTTTCGTCGCGTATTTTAAATGCATAAGTATTGCCATGAGTCAGCTTTGAAATCATCCAGCTTTCAATAAATTTTTGTCTGGTTTGAAAATGATTTGGCTTTCTTAATACCGGAGAAAATGCAGGGCTATCGATCTCTGTCCATATTCCTGCGGAATTTTCCATTAATCGCAGCCGCAGTTTACCAATGTCAGATGCTATTTGAGTAATGCAAGCATACACAGTAGGATGGGCGAGAGCGTCCTGCAGGGCAAGCGGATCGTCCGCCTGAAATGCCCCGAGGTAACTTTCGTGCAGCAGCGGTAACCACCCACGCGAAGAATCGACAGGGGCAAGCATTTTTAATGCCAGCTTAGTTATTTGCTTCTGAAACCAGTTTTGTACAGGCATTTAATTTACCTTTAATAATTGGTGTCAGCTTGCATGTCTTTTCTGTCGTAAAAAGACGAATTTTTCTTTTTTCTTCCGCGTTTGTTCTGATGAAAAGAGTTGTCAGGGATAGAAATAGTCTCCGGTTCAGGAGTGGCAACAATTGGGATTTCCGGTTGTGCTTCGGCTTGTTTTTTCTCATCCACCGGCTTAACTGCCCCGATCACGACCATGAGCTTTAAATCCTTGGCCTTTTCGATATTATACTCTGACCCTTTGGCGTGATACTTTCCCCCGTATGGGTGCGGTCTCAATGATTTTACCTGCATATTATTTCCGATCTTTTGAAATGGCGGCCCGGTTAAGGGCCACCATGATTGAAATCACCATTGATTGACTACGACGAGCTTACCGCACCGTAATCGGCATCACTGATATACGCAACGGCATCCGAACGTCGGAGGGCAAAATTGATTGCCCGAACAACTTTGATGGCCGTGCTCTCCGTCTGGAACATCGAGACCATTGCGGTGGTTTCACCGACAGGGGTATCTGACGCACCGGCAGGAGCATTGTCCATTGCGATCATCGCTTCTCGGCTGATCGACACCTGAACACCGGTATCACCGATACGATAGATGTCGGACGGCTTCAACAGGATGATGTGATTGGCATTCACATTGTCACCGGTAACAACCGTATCGCCTATCAACGTCCCGCCGTTCTGGGTAATGCCGGGGAACTCGGTAAGACCGAGCGCGTTAGTCAAAAGCTGTATTGCCTTTGCAAGCGACGGGTTCATTACCAGCTTGAGGCCGGAGGCGTTTTTCGCGGTAATAAAACCGGCATACAGTGCCTTGATGTCGGCACGGAGGGCGTCAGCGTCGGTCCCTGCGCTTGAACCTGCGGAGAGTCCGTTGAGGATACCAGCCGGGGAAACTCCTGCCGAGGCCGCGGCGGTACTGATAAACGTACCGTCAATGCGCTGTGAGCTGGCTTCAACCAGTGCGTCACGGACAAGCATTTCTGCTGCCGGGCTGGAATCCCGAAGAAGTTCATTTGATACAACCGCAAGGGCAGCAACTTTCAGCGGGGAAAGACTTACCGTGCTGAACGACTGCGCCGAAACCGGAATTGACTTCGACTGGCCGACCCAGTAACCGGTTGCCGCCCCATCCTGTCCTTTGATGGCGACATTGGCCGGAACTTCACGCAAGCCGAGCTTGTCGAAAACGGTCATCGAATTCAGATACTCGATGAAATCACCGGTGTACCTGGTGTCTGCTGCAACAAGTTCCGCGCCCCATTCACCCGAACCTGATCCACCTCCGGCAACCGCCGCTTTGATCACGGATACGAGCATTGGATTTGATTTTCCCCACCGAGTTTCTGCAACGGCAAGCGGAGAAATCTGATCGAGGTGTGCGACGGCCTTTGCGATTACCATACGTGTAAACGACTGGCCCTTGAACTTTTCGTCGGGATCTGCTTTGTGTGTGATAATCGTCGGGCCGGTTTTCACTGACGGTACGACCGGCTGCGCGGTGTCACAGGTTGCAATCTCTACCTTTTTCATACGGATGTCGGTATCGAGAGCCCCGAGCTCGCCAAGCAGGGTATCCATTTCGGAGGTTTCGGCATCACCGGCAGTCCCGCCCTTTACGGCTTCTTGGAGTTCGCCAAGACGTTTGATTTTCAAAGACTTCTGATCCTCCAAGCCTTTGAGTTGTTCACGGAGAGTCATAATTCTCCCTTTCGTAGTTGTTGATTTTCCCGAAACGCCGGGTATGTTGTAGCCTGACGCGGCTGATTTTATTGCTATTATTGTTGCTTCCTGATTTGCTGGAATGGTAACCGCTGAGAGTTCAAGCCACTCCCATTTTGTAATGTGCATCCCTCCGGTGCCTTCGATCCAGGCGTATTCCAACGCCTTGAAACCTATCGACAACCCCTGTACGAGCTTGTTTTTAAGCATCTGCCAAGCCTTCAGCAACCGATCTTTAAGCTCTCCTTTGTCTGGTATGTCCGCCACCTCTCCCTCAACATCGATACCCTTAGCCGTAACAGTTGCTTTTGTTATCCACCCGATAGGGTCGGCACTATTGTGCTGCCAAAGAAACGGTATAGGCAGCTTGAATGATGCACCTTTAGGCTCAACAATGTCCTGAAGCCGGTCTGGTGTCGGAGTTGATGCAACACCCTTAAATGTTCGCTTCCCGCCTTCAGGCTCACTTACCGACTTGATTTCAAAAAACGAATAAGCTTTACTGTTCATACTTTCCTCACACGAAAAACAATTCATATTCTGGCACTTTCGTCGGGACATCGCGCCCCTTTAATCCGATAGCCATTGCAGCGGCAACCGCCCCATCTATCCTAAACCGTGCTTTACTCTTATCAAGTTTTCTGTTTCCAGAAGGATCTTTCAATACAATGGCATTAGACATATTCCAAGTCAGACACGGATTACCGTCGTGCTTAAACCGGCGCTCAAGTATCGAAACCTCAAGGGCGTCAATTGCCGGAGCCATATCTTTGAAACCTTGTCCCCACGGAACAAGCCGGAGTGCCCCAGGTATTTCAGTATCGCGTCCGTCCACCCACGTCTCTATTCCGATGTTGCCAAGTTCACGCAGAAGATCATTTATTCTCCACCGGTCGTAAGCCAAACCGAGAACGTGGTATTTTGAACACGTATCGGCAACCCACTGAGCAATAAATCCGTAATGAACCGATCTGCCCGGAGCTGTTTCTATTACCCCCTGTTTTCCCCAAAGGGTGTACGGCACCCGGTCGCGGTCTTCGTGCTCTTTGAGTGTATCACCAGGCTTCCAGAACCAGGCCTTTACCCGGTCGCCTTCAGTTGCACTTACCGCAACGGCAGCGGTCAAATCGGTGGTTGCAGAAAGGTCAAGCGCAAGGTAAATATCCTCCCCGTCTTCGAGGTGCGTACTGCTATCCTGGCACCCTACCCATTCGGCGCGGGGGATAAGCGGTGATTCTGCATTTATACGTTGGTTAAGATACAAGTTTCTGAATGTTGCCTCAAAAGACGGCATCCGTTTTGCCCGTGCCGCCATAACGCGCATATCCTCAAGGCTTCGGAAGTCATCGAGAGCGGGGTTTGCCGCATACCATTCTTTCTCATCGAAAATATCGACAACATCTTCCTTGACTTCATAGAGATGTGTAACCGTTGAAGGGTCGTTCCCGCTCAACCCGTCATCGATCAGCTTGCTTAAAAGATGTTGCGGATCATTGCTCTGTGTACTGATGGTAATAAATAGCGGCTCTTCACGGGCACCCATAGAGGTATCGAGTGCATCGTACAGGTCGCGGCTTTTCGCCTGTGCCAATTCATCGTAAATAACAACCGTTGGATTTAACCCGTGCTTGCTTCCAGCTTCGGCGCTCAGTGCCCGGTAAAAACTCCCGTTATTGTAGTTGACTATCGTTTTCGTACTGTCAACCAATTTTAGCATAGATTCAAGTTCGGGATCAGCCCGGACGATCTGGGAGCACACTTTGTAGATAAGTGCCGCCTGTTCGCGCTCTGTTGCTGCGGAGTAGATTTCCCCGTTCTGTATTGCTTCGGGTCCGATAAGGTGGGTTAATGCCAGAGCTGCAATGATTGCGCTTTTGCCGTTTTTTCTTCCAACCGAAAGAACAGCACGTCTTACAATCCTGCCGCCATTATCATTACACGGCCCGTAAATGTCTGACAGAAAGTTCCTTTGCCAATCGCGCAAGACAAAAGGACCACCAGCTCCAACCCCGGAAGGCACGGTCAGGCATTCAATAAACTGGATTATTCGGTTGACTCTGTTTTCGTTTATCATCAGTCACCGCGTTAGTGTGGTAATCGGACAAAAAAAAGAGCGCAATATGGAGGTATGGCCCCATACAGCGCTCTTTTTCGCGTACTCCGGGTAATTATGCCGGAATATGCCCGATTTGGTGTGGTTAAACACCTGTTCAATCTCAATATATAATAATGGTGATTTATTTTTGCGGTTTTGAAGAAAAAGCTTGCAAAAATAATTTTTTGTTGTTATATTTGTTGTTAGTAATAGAGGAGAGATAAAAATGATAAAAAACCTAAAACTTGAATGCTTCGTTGATGATCTTGAACTCCATGCGAAAATCAGATCGTCGGTAAGATTGTACAGGGCAGCCATGAGAGCGGCATATTCTTTCTGCGCGATAGCTGAAACTGCCGGAGCCGAAATAGATACCAGTTCCGATAATGTAACGGTAAAACCATCCGATGAAAATTGCCGTAAAATCCTATCTGAGTGTATCGGAAACAGCGGGAAGATAAAATACTATGAAATGTATACATGGATGAAAGAATTATACCCGTCGTTAATGTGTAACTCGTACTCAAAAATACAATACACTATCGGTAAAATGATGACCATGAAAGACCAAGATATAAAGAAATGCCAGAAAAAATTTCTTGTTCTCAATGGAAAACGTGCCTTTGCATCGTTCAACCGCGCCGGAATTCCGTTAAAGGCTGGCATGGCAAAAATTGACGGGCATAAAATATTGTGCCGGTGGGATAAAGAAATCGGTGAGGTATCGTTTTCCACACAAAAGCTGGATGGGTCAACATATTTTGCATTTTCGAGCCTACGTGAAGAGCGGGACGGGTGGAAGATAAAAGATTCGTACCTTTCCTTTGATGAAGACAAAAACAAAATTATCCTTATACTATCCTATGAGCGGCCTGATACTCCGTCAAAAGTTGATCCCGACAAAGTAATGTATGTCGAGTTCACCGACGACCAGGAAAAGTTTATCACCTGCTACACCGACGACAAATGGTCAGCGCGTCCGTTTTCTGCATCTGGAATAGTTTCGTATCTCCGTGAGTGCGAATGTGTGTATAATCGATACATGAAGGAATTTCGCGGATACATGCGCCGTGAGCACAAGCAAAAAAAGCATGTTAAGGAGAAGCTCAACCGATACACTGAACGCCGGTCGAACGCCGAAAAAAACAACAATCATCTGTGGAGCAGGCGCATAGTTGATTTTGCACGGCAGCAATGTGCGGGAAAACTGGTAGTAATAAACATCCCTGAAAAGACATTGTTCGACCTGCCATACGGATGGTATGATCTTAAAACAAAATTAGATTACAAAATGAAGGAAATCGGCGGAGAAACATCATTCGTTGAAGTTATGCGTGAAATATGATACCAATACATTTAAAGCGGCTACCGTTTGTCGCACATGTTGGAAAGCTCAACATAATGGGCTGTTTTGCCCACCTACGCGCAATATATTGGTGTCGTACCCACGCGCGGGAGGAAACGGGGGAAAGCGATTGAGGATGCCGGAGAGTCATATCGTCGTACCCACGCGCGGGAGGAAACGGGGGTATAGTTGTTTGTCCCCGAGGT